TATCTTTTGTGACTACCGATGCCCCATCAATGACAGCATCACCACCGGCAGGGTCAGCAGTCGGGGCTGTTGCTACGAATCCAACATTAGTGTTTAGAGCGAGAGCCATGTTTAAATTTCGTACCCGACACAAGTGACGTAGACATTTCCAGCACTTGTGGTAATCAGAAGATCAGCTGCATCTTCCCCGGAAGCTAAGGGATATTTTTCCCCAAACGGAATAACCACCCCGGAGTTAGCTGCCAATTCACCTTTCCAAACCGCCGAGTCCCCAGCTCCTAAATCATCTTCTAAGGTCACAGTCGCTGCCGCTGAGACATTTAAGTACAAACACGTAACGTGCCACCTTTTTCCCGCCCCTGGACTCCAGATAATGCCGTCTGTTACTGCCCCCGCCGAAGTATAGTATTTCTTAGCATAATTCGTATGAGTGGTGATATCTACATCTGAGGGTAAGAGTTTACCGACAGCGTTTGTACCGGCATTTATACCAATATCATTGTTTGTACCCAAATTCACCAAAAGACCATTTGAAGAATCACCCCTTACCATATCCCAAGTTGCACCGTCATAAGCCATCAATCTTGAATTAGTTAGCAAACCCCTGTCATTGTTGGCATCGTCAGCAGGTGCAAATGCGAAAAGTCTGTCCCAACTTCCACCCGACCATCCCATTAACATCGAACCAATAGTTGAAGTAGTTGGATTTGCAAGACCATCAGACAAAGCAGCAGCGGAAGGAAGTTCTGTGTCAGCGGTGACTGAACCGGAAGTAATTGTGACATCATGTGAGGGAACTGATGCCAGTGATACCGGCTGGGTAGTCTGCCAAAATGTTCCTGTTACAGCGACAGTAGGCATAGTTAAAACGTCTACTTGCATTTCTGTACCCGCTACAGCTCCGGCGATTGTAGTTATACCCGCATTGGTTACCGCCACGCTTTCACTATCAAGAGTTATTTTTACATCGGCGGTCTGACCTGCACCTCCTGTTACCGTGACTACATCGGTTGAGGTTAAATTGCGAATATCTAAATCTGTAGCTGTTACTGTTACCGTTGGCATGGTCAACACATCAACCTGGACTTCCGTGCCAGTAATGGCTCCATTTAGAGCAGTTAACCCGGCATTTGACACCGGCTGGGTTACTCCCGACCCATCTACCGTGACTGTTGCGGCAATGGAAACGGGCTGTGTAGCTTGCCAGAAGGTACCGGAGACTGGTTGAGTTGCTTGCCAAAAGGTGCCTGTTACTGCCAGTGAAGCGTTGGAAATTGTTACTTGATGATTGTCTGGTAGTTGATTTGCAGACGTAGCCAGACCTGTCGTGTCTATCGTCAAAGTTCCTGTAATTGTGGAATTTACCAGCAATCTGAATGTGGAGGGATCTACCCGGAGCAGTTCTGGAGTGAGATTGGCATCATTCGTTACAGCCAGAGCAGTAGTTACTCTATTATCATCTTTTTTGGCATCGGCCATATTTCAATTATACAACGTGGGTTTTGTATGTTTTCAATCGGTCATCCAGCCAGATTTCTTTTTTGTTGAGTTCAACTTCTCTTGAATTCAACAATTCCTCCCTGTTTTCCAGTTCCCGGGAGTAGTTGGTCAACCGTTCCAGTTCAGTGGTAGCTTTCTTACGATTAAGATCAACTTCACCTTCCAGTTTTTTAAGATTCGTTTCACGTTCCGATAATGACTGTGACAAGGCATCCAATTCCTTGGCTTTTGCCAGTTTAGCGAAAAGATCGTGCTGAAAATCATGCAAGCCAACTTCTTTCCTGGCTAAATCCTCCGCCAGTTTACTATTCTCCCGTGTTTTACGGTTTACTTCATTATTTTTAGTGGTCAAATCCCGTTCAGTTTTATCAAGTTGTGCCTCTTTTTGTAAAATCAGATTTTCTTTTTCTGCTATTTGTCTATTCCTGTCGGCTTCCGCACCTTCTCTGACCTTCAATTCGGCTTCCCGGCGGGTTAAATCGGAATCAGCTTGGGTTTTTGTATTCTGAATTTCCTCCCTGACAGTCTTTGCCTCTATTTCCAGTTCCTTTTTAAGTTTATCCCTCATTTCCTGATATCTGGTAACAGTAGAGGTAATATCATCCCTCTCCCTGGTTAAACGGGCGATGTCGGACCGTGTGTCGGCTCTTAAACCATTTAAAACCTGTATTTGTTGGGATAGTGACTCACTGTCTTTGATGTAATCATCCAGTGATTCTCCGAAGAGTTTGAGTATCCGATTGCGAAGCTCTTTTAGGCTTTCTTTTTTGACATCCATTTTATGTCGTGGTGGCGACTAAATAATCAGACAAATCAATTTTGTGATAATCACAATATTGATGACAGGACGTACATAAACTAATCCAGTCGGTTAATTCTCTTTTATAACTTCTACTTATATTTGCCCATTCATATCTATTTTTTGGTTTTTTACATCTTTTACATTCAATTGGATTACCCAATTTTCTTCTTACCCAACTATGTAGGGCAATGTAACTAACATCATTACCTTTCCAATTCCAAGTTGACTCGTTAACGAATTGTCCATTTTTAAAAGCAGTTTTGGGGGCTGGATGACCCTTCATAAATGAACCAGAATTTGCTCTCATTATTCCCTTAGTATTTTTATTCCAGGGAGTATGTCCCTTTTCAAAAGTACTAGTTCTTTTACCCGTTTTATATGCCAGTTTTAAAGCTAGTTGTATTTTTCGGCGATGTTCGAGAGACAACTTCCCAGTTTTAAATCCTTTATTCCAAGCAGTCCCCATCCTTCGATGCTACTACACTTCCACTATTAGATCAAGTAGTTGTAGCTGTAACTTGGCCGTCATCGGAAATCGGTTTCCAGAAACAATAGTAATCAATCACCCCTGATTCAATATTGGCTCCGCCGGCTACCGTCAAAATTATATCCTGCCCGTTAAGTGCATACTCCGGAAGATTATCTGCGGCTGCGGCTTGTTCACCCGTTATGAAATAAGCGGCGACAGTAGCGTTATTTATTACAAAATCCCCGGCATTGATATCCAAAGCAGCCTCTGTAGGCAGGAAAATAGTAGTTTGTCCCGCAAAGCCTACGGCATGAGTCCCGGACCCTGCCAGGTTTGTCGTACAAACACCCAGTACTTTTACTAATACGGCTCCTGTAACTGTAAAAATAGCTGCTCCATCCAATGCTCCACCATCGTTTCCCCAGGCATCATCGGTAGCTCCGGCAAAGGTGATAGTTCTTTTAGTTCTGAAGGGGTAATCTCCCGTTAATGGTCTGCGACTTCCGTCACTGTCGATATTATCCGCAAACGCTGTCATAAAAGTATTATATCACTCCTCTTCTGGGGTTTCAGGAATTCGCAAATAGCCCCAATAAATATGTCCCTTACCAGCACAATTATTACACTCAACTGTAGTTGTCTCAGTCTCTGAATCGCCAACTTCGGGAGTAGTTAGTGTAATAGGCATTACTTTTGTACCACCACATTGTAAGCAAAGTTTGAAGAGTTTTTGCTTGGTTGCGGCCATATCAGCCCCCTATTAAGTTCTGAATATCTCGCCAGTTTCACCTGTGGTTGTAGTTTCACCCCAGCAGTCAGTAATGTATACTGTTGTGGGAATAAATGCCCCCGTTCCAGCCTCAGCGAAGGTTTTTTCTGACCCCGTAGGTGAAACGATTGAACCAAAGTGACAACCCGACATTATCCCAACCGAACCAGTCAGGTCAAGGTATCTTTTGGTTGTTCCTGAAGTAAGTGTAGGCATAGCAGGGAAGTCACAGTTTCTAATAAATATCCCATTAACACCAGATCCGCCAGTAATAACTGGAACGTCAACGCTTGCCGCTGGGCTTGAGAAGATATTATCTTCAAGCACAATATCCTGTGGAACTGAACCTGAAGTTCCTGCAACAACAAAGTCTCCTACGTTCTTGTAGAATTTATTGCCTGCTAAAAGTCCTTGCCAAGCTCCACCCGCTGAACCAATCCAAACTGCTCCACCTGTTAGTGCGTTTGTTGCAGTTGTGCCTACACAATTCTTGAAGTGACAACCGAGAATTGACCAACCAAAAGCTGCGGAAGTTGAACCTCCGTCATCAGTCAGTTTGATACCTCCACCTGTTCCACCCGCCCCGTTAATACCAATGTTCGCTATCATTACACCAGGAGCTTTTATCTCAATAATAGGACTGGTTGTGGTTGCTCCGACCTTGAGTTGTGGGAGTCCACCTTGGGTTCTACCTCTGGAAACTCCGATTAAGGAAACTTGAGGAACGTTGATAACTAGATTGGTCGTATAGCTAATTGGGTCAGTGTCAGTTGCCGCCATTGTTCTTCCTGCGACATAAACTACATCACCTGCAACAACCCCCAAGGTTGATATGTTCCCATTAAAGTCGGATTCGGTGAAAGCATCTTCCCAGGTTCTACCCCCGGCACCACTCCCGGACTTGTCGCCGTCTACAAACCATACATTACCACCCTCAACCGGAGTTAGAGCTGATATCATATTCTGCGGATATACCTTAGCCCCGAATTTGAATGCTGGAAAATGATCTGCTACATTTGACATATTTATTCGTCAGCCTTTTCGGCTTCTTCCTTTGGTTCTTCTAATGGTTTTTTTGCTTTTGCAGCCAAATAATCTCCATAATCAGCAAAACCCTCGGGATTTAACTCGACTTTTGATTCATCATTGTCTTTTAGTTTTGGCATTTTATTAAAAAACCCTCACATAGAGGGTTAGTCTATGCGGCTCCTGAATAGTCCCTATAATCGGGATCCGTTCTCGTCAAACCGCTTAGTCAATTGTTAAGAACACCGGGTGGGCATAGTTCTGCACACCTGCGATATGGTATGCATAACCGACATCTGGGTTTACTACAAAGTCAGCTTCGACTACGATCTCTACCGCACCTGCAACTGACCCGTCCTGATTTACCCGGGAACCTGCTGCTACTGTCGAGTCTGAGAATACTGCGCAGACACCGTGGGTTTGTAGCCAGGCATAATCACCGGCTGCGGTTACGGCCACCAGCGGGACTCCGGTAGGTTGCAAAGTTGCGGTTGCCGTGTGCATTACCCGATGCCAGGGATTAGCTACGATGTCAATCTTGGATGTAGTATCCAGGGCTACCGGGATGGGTCCGTCAATGTAGACGGTAGAGGCTGCACCGCTGACCAAGGCATCCATTCTGGTAATCCTGAATGTCTGACCAATCCCCGTTCCGAAGGATACACAGACGAATCCCCCGTCAAAGTACCCGGCGGTTGTAGTAGTAGCTGCATTGGTGAAGTTGATAGATGTAGCACCCTGGGCTGCAGTGACCACAGCCATATTGGTCAGTGAAGTGTTGCCTGTCGGTTCGGTGGTCAGATATCCGGCTGCCAAAGCCTCACCGGCGGTTGCATGACGGAATGCCCGGCCATCACCTGTCCAGATGAGTTCACCGATGTTGTGTGTGGCTTCGGCCTCTGTGCGGATTTCGTACGGGCTGAAGTCTAGTATTTGTGCTGGTGAGGTTAATATCATATTTTTATGCTCCGGTTACGCCGGTCAGACGACCATGCCTCCGGGGTTGGAATGAACACATATTACCTAAAATAATTATATCAGCAATCCCAGCGAATTGGTTGGTTGGTGCTCTGAACCCGGACCAGTTGAATCCTGAGAACTGACTCATAGGTGATTCTGCGTACAGACCTTCGACTGTTGAGCTGCCAAGGCTGATTTTGTTGTAGCCGAACATTCCCCGTGAATCCCAGCCGTACCAGTCCAGCCAATTCTCGTTAAGCATCCAGACGGTTTGGGCAGTGGACTTCTCGTCCCTGACCCAGGGGATACCCTTGTAAGTTACTGCCACAAAGCCCTGTGTACCGGACAGACCTTCCTTTGGTCTGACTGCCCCGCCATTTCTACCTACGTTGTAGTAACCGAACATGGTGTAGTTTTCACGCACGGAAGGAGTCAAAAGGGTTTCGTACAGATCCCAGACAGTTTCGTTGGAAACGATCAGGGTGGGGGAAGACAAGCCTGAACCGCTGGAGATATTTGAGAAGAGGGTTGCCAGTTTTGCGAGGGTCAGGGTTCCACCAGAGGCTGTTCTGGTAGCTTTTAAGACCGGGTAAGTTGAGCGGGAAAGTCCACCGAAGGTGGAAACTGAGGTGGCATCATCCACAATGGCGGCCAAACCAAGCGGATCTTTATTACCGTTGGATGTTCCGTCACCGTAGACAACATCACCGACTTTATCAAATAGTTCCTGTTGCGATTCCTCAAGTGCTTCTTTGACCAGATCCGTGACTTGGGTTTCGGATACGGCGTTAGCTACAGCCTCCATACCGGAGATACCTACCGGGATACGCAGTCCCCGCATATCAAAGGACATACGAACCTTGGTATTAAGTTGGGCAGCTGCGAAGGTATCCATACCTGCAAATGAGGTTGCAGTCCCAGATGACTGGTACTTAATTGCTTTCTTGATTGTTTCACCTTTACCTTCTTTGGCATTACCCAGAATACGGAAGGCAAGGACATTGGAATTGAGGGTATTATCAACAACCTTCGGAAGTAAATAGTCTTGGGTTAGTGAGAGAACTCGTTCGGAAAATGTCATGGTCAGAAATAAAAAAACCAGCCCTTTTCGGCTGGCTTTCATAAGCTCTGTCCGTATTATACACCCACGTCAAATAGTTATGTCAACTAGGAATTAAAACGCCTTATCATCTCGTCCATACTTAGTGCATGGATTTCTTTATAGGAAGGTTTGTCGTTGCCCCCCGTGACTCCGGACGGTGAACCAACCGGGGCAGTTGCACCCAGTGGGGAAGGGTTGCGCAATATCTTGCCTGTTTTGTAATCAAACGAGAAACCATTGCTGACAAATTCATTTCGCAGGTTAGCCATTGATGTCAGGTCGGGGCTATTGTATTTAACTCCCAATGCAAATAGTTCTTTGCGAACCAAACGTCCAAGATCCTGCGGATCATTGGCGTTTTTAACCGGAGGAATCAACCCGTCACTTTCCAATTTTTGCAATTGGGAATCGAAATCCTTATCAATCTGAGATAGTACATCCTGTTCCTGTTTCTTGGCATCTTCCTGTTGCTGTAATCGTAATTGCTCTGCCTCTGTTAATACTTCTTTTGCTACTTCACGGGCCATTTCCGGGAATTCGTCCCAGGTAGAGGGTTTCCATTTCGGTTCATTGGACGGCGGTGTAGTATCTGGTGGAGTAGAAATTTCTGAAAATTTGTTTTCAAATTCATCAAACCTGCCCATCACCGTGTTTACTGTTTCTCCGAGCTTGCTGATGCTATCCTGAATGGCCTGAAGTTCTTTTCCTTTGTCGTCTGGCGCTGGTGCGCTCGGCTGATCCATAGTTTGATTATAGTTTTATCAAGTTAAATGTCAAATCAGTAATTCTTTCCAGGTTCCCAAGGTGACATATAATTATTTCCAAACTTCTTTTTGTCTTTCTTTATACATATATCTTCTTCATAAGGATTTTCCCCATTGTGACAAATTTTGAATTGATCTGAAAAACCATTAGACAGTGAAACTTTATTAATCTCAAAGAATCGACAGTCCTCACAAACCCGTTGTTCAGTCATTTGACTATCCTGTTTTTACCCTTTCGTGCATCCGCATCATTTTCTCATTGTGCATTGGCATCGGCATTTTATCTTTCATCATTTCCTCCCTTTTCATTGGCATTTTCTTTTTGTCGTGCATTGGCATAGGAATATCTGCACCGGCTTTACGTGCGACACTTAATGCAATAGCAACCTTCTGCTTTTGGGGACGGCCACCCTCTTTATTAAGTTTTTTAATTATCTTACCGACATCAGTTGTTCGGGGAAGTGGCATATCAGTACTGGGTAATTCGTTCAAACATTCTTTTAATCCGCTGTCCGATAGTCGGCCTCGTTGCCTTAGCTTCCCCTACCGACATTTGTCTACCCATTCTGAGCCTCCCCGCCGATCCACTCATCGTTGCTCCCATAGTTGCTTTTTTAGAAACCCCCATACCCATTTGCTGTCTTTTGCCAGTTGCCTTAGCAACAGTTTCCATATCTTTAAGCATTGATTTTGAATAGGCCATTTTTTTTATTATACCACCGGCGCAAGGGGTTGGGTGGTTTCCTGACCGGCACTGAGAGTTTGTTTTAGCTTGCCCACAAAATCCCGGAAGGCCATCTTTACCTGTTCGGGCTGATTAGCAAAGTCATCAGAATTAACATACTCGATCAATGTCTGAACGTAATCAGCATCCGGGGGTGATGGTTCAAACTGCTCCCCGGCTTGTAATCTTTGAATATCCAATACCGCCTGTTGCTGACCACCACCCTGACCTGGCATACCCGATTGCACACCCTCCTGCGGTGGTTGACCACCTCCCCATAACTCCACCCCGATTGTCTGGGCATAGGTCTGGAAGTCCTTAGATAGAAACGCAATCAGCCGCTTTGCCCGTTCTTTGGGATTAGGCATATCCAAGTCCTCTATTAAGGATAACGGGTCAATTGATCCCTGTCCGGCCAGTGTCAAAGCATCCATTCTTTTCTGTTGCTGATCTGTAGTGCTGGCCTTTACGTTGACCAGGATACCATCATCTATTTTGTCCCGTTGCAGTTCTGCCTGTAATAGTTCGCCGTTTGCCCCCAGATCTTTTACATAGTGGGGTTTGTCATACATGACCTTCATCATTTGGGTAGCCCAGTTCGCCATTTCGTAAACTACCCTTTCAACCACAATATTCGCCAAATCATCTGAAATCATTAAGTCACCCTCCCTAGTGATTTGCTTGGATATACCAGATTCGTTAGGTTGGATTTCTCCCCTAGTTGTTGAATGGGTGGCAAACTTACTGTCAATCTGCGATCTATTGACCAACAAATCATTTAATAAAACAGGGGATGGGGGAGAACCGGGAATTGAGGTCATAGCCTGGTTTATATTGTCGGCATTTTGCAACCAGATATGTTCGTCAGGATCGTTAGTGACTCGCCGGGCATCTTCCTTAGTTATATATTTACCGGCAAATCCCAGTTTAGGATTAGACCTGTCTGCTAACTCGGTTATCTGCCGGCCTCTTTTATTAACTGCCTTTTGTAAGGGGATAGACTGTTCAACGGCAGAGGTATCATCTACCGGACTCCGGCCCAGGTTTTGATGCGTTAAGAATATATACGGCGGTCTGGGCCTGTCAAAATGATTATGATATAGAGTATCCACCATCAAAGGCTGTCCATTTTCATCCATTTCCGTCATTCCGTTTTCCACATTTGGCTCTTGTCTGGATTTTGTGTAGCCCTCCCAATCAAAATACGGATTTTTCATTTTACCCAGAATTAGTTTGTTATACTTCCAGCACACCCCGTCAAACTTCTTACCCTGTTTGTCGTACCAAGTAAACCATACCTCCTGATATTTGATTTTGGAAGACATCTGTCGTGCCGTACCCTTGATTATTCCCAATTCACGCATCAATTCATCTCTTTTTGCCGGAAATTCCGACATAACCAGTGATACAGGTTTTTCCAACCACTCCACAATCATTTCCATGTTATCTGCAGTAAATCCTTCATCAGGAATAATGGCTGTATGGTCAACTATCATTCTTGCCGGACGGACTAATTCAAACAGAAAATCCCCATCTTTTCCCTTATTCGGATCCCAGCGACACTTGATTGCTGATTGCAAGTACAAATGAAGGTTACGAAGTCCATGCTTAATCAGTCTTTTAGACGAATCCGATTTAATTTTGATATCCAGACCTTTTTCAAGTTGTTTTGCTATATCTCTTTTCTCCTCTGATTCATCAGAGGGGGTAACAATAATATCCGGCATCCGGGAGGCTGCTATGGATATCCGGGTTTCCAAGTCCTGCCAGATTATGTTGTCTTGGTATCGGGCTTGCCAGTCATATAATTTACTTTCATCCAACTGTTTACCTAACCACATTTCCACATTAGTTCGCCGGCGGGATTCCAGTTTCAGTTCGTTTTTATAAAATGCTTCTGCTTCTGAAATCTTGAACTCAATTACTGAAACCAAGTCGTTATCATCAATATCCAAGGTCAGAGGGGATGAAACTACTGTCACTTCTGTTGTCTGTTCCTGTGTCGCAGATGGGATTTCCGGATACTCCATAAATCAATCATATTATACCCCACCTCATTTTTGTTTATTTCTATAGTATCTATCCCATAGCCCGACTGATGCACCATGTTTATAATTCGGATTATTCTTCCCTCTAAAACTTCTCCTAAATATTTTCCCAATTTTCCATAGTTTTGAAAATGTCTTTGCTCCCTTTTTCCTACTCGCTTTATCAAACTGAAGTGTAGGTTTCCCTTTCTTAGCTTTGCTAATAGAAATTCCCGCTTTTCTTCTTATCTCAGAATTGTGTAAATGATATTTTAAATGATTATGAACACTAGTTATCTCCAAATTGTCAATTTCATTATTTTTGGAATCTCCATCAATATGATGAATTATCTCATCCTTTTTTAGATATCTACCGATCTTTTTTTCCATAACTAATCTATGTTCCAACACATGACCAGTTCTACTAGCTGATGGATGGGAAGGAATATACACTCTTATGTATTTAAATCCCATGTATACATTATACCAAATCGACTAATTCTATTCAGTATCCAAGCTACTCGATCCAATATTTTGCCTTGCAGCGGGAATTAAACTGATAACCCCTACTATCGTATTCCATCATAGCACCGTTGCATTGAACCACGATAGGGGATTTTTTTGTTTCCCCCATTTCTCCCGGGACAATTATCTTAGCTGAATTGTAATATTCAAATACAACCTTACCGCAATGAAGACAATGGAACTTCTTTAGTTCATCATTCTTTTTGTCATCCAACCAGACAGAAATCTTGGGTCTATCCCCCATAGTTTTAGATAATGAGGTCATAAGAAAATTATATCACCGTCATTTATGCTCCCAGGATCGCCCCATTTTTAACATACTGTCCCGCATACCCTGCCAGAAGTCCGGAGATTGAATTTGTCCTTCTTCATCCTGGAAGAATGTGGGAAACAGAACTTTCGATTTGAGTTCTGGCTTAACTCCACCGGATTGCATCATCACCTCGACATGGCGCATCAGACCCACGGACACGGCATCGAAAGCATGATCCTCTCCTGCTTTATTTATCCCCTCGACTTTATTCTCCGCATACACTAGTTCAGGGATTGTTCTGATAAGGTTTTGGCATTTAGCCAATGCCTGAAAATAAGGTTTACCATCAGGAGCATTACGCAAATATTGGTGAGCAATAGCAACCCGATGCTGAACTGCTTGGGTTCCCATTGTGTTACCCCGGACTATAAATGGACGAAACTCACCCAAATCCTTCCAGGCGTTATCAAACACGGTAGCTATGGTTTCATTTCCACCCAGATGTGAGAAACAGTCATGTGGTAGTACTACCTCACTTACTTTTTCCACCTGTAAATACAATTTCATCTGGTCGGCCCATTCCTGTGGTGAGTGCTTAGTTTGATACAGTTCCCGGTAAGCATAAGCCCGACCATCCGGTGTGAATGCAATCCAGACAGCACACCCTGGATGGTTATAGCCCCAATCGAAGCCCACGATCCTGTAGCACATTTCAATGGGATAGTCCGGAAACTCCACCACGTGCCTTTCATTTCTCCATTCATCAAATACCTGGCCGGAGAAGATATCCCAGTCTCCTTGCATATATGCCCGGCGTTTGGCCTCTGGAAGTGCATCTAACTGTTTGACGTATTCGGGTGTGGTGTATTTGTTGTCGTCATACTTGGAAGGGACAAAGAAAAATCTGTCTTGCTCTTTGTCGGGGTTTTCCAGATCCGGTACTACCCATTTTCTCTTAACAAACCCATGCCCAATACCTCCGGGGTTGGTAGCACCCACGAATTTGATATCAGTAATACTCCCATACCGCAGACGGAACCGGAGGTCATCAAATGTTGATTCTGGATTTTCTGTTAATTCCTCGACCAATATACTGGCAAACTCTGCCGATTTATATTTGGATGGGTCGTCAAGATTACGCAGCAGAACCAGAAACGATCCGTATTTTTTAGCCCCCAGGAATACATATCCCTCATCCCGTGATTCTCTCAATTCCCCCAAAAAGTCCGGGACTTCGTTTTTTATCTTTATTACCTGACGATCCTTTAGCGTAGGATAGTCGGCAGAAAATAGACCAATTGGGATGTTCTCGGCTCCGTACTTGGCGAAGTAGTACATTCCGAGACCGATTGCAGACCAGCGCAGGAAATAGGATTTACCACCAGAAGCTGCCCCACCATATAGAAGGTATTTGCATTTCGGGTTGAGTAACGTGTACCACGCCGTTTTCTGTTTCTCCTGAAAATTGGCGAGGTTGGTAAATTTGATTTCATCATTTTGCATCAGTGTCGATCTTGACCATTGGATTTAACGCCTCACCTTTGCTGGTCACGTCAATTCCCTGTAATGGCATACCATCAATATATGCCCAGAGTGTTTTTATGGCCGTCATATCTCCATCCTCTAGAGCCAATTTAAATATTTTTGCCCCCAATGCTCGTTTTATCTCTGGCTTTTCATCCATCATTTCGCGAAGCGTATCCGTTATAGAATGGCCTTTGGGCGGTCTGCCATTAGGGTTTCCGGATTGACCCGGAAGCCATGTCCCCGGTTTCCTGTTTTCTTCCTGTTTTACAGGATTACTGGTGTCTCCGTCTGCCATGAGTCTCCTTTCCCGATAAAGTTAGCGTACCGCTTTCGGCATACATCAACGTAGGCTGGCGATATTTCCATCATGTAACAAATTCTGTTAGTTTGTTCACAAGCGATGAGGGTAGAGCCTGAACCACCAAAGAGGTCAATAATCAAATTGTTTTCTTTACTGAATTTGTTTATGAACCACACGGAAAGTTCAATAGGTTTCTGTGTTGGATGGTGACGTTTCTTATCAAATTCCTTTTCTGTCCCAAATATAAATACCCACCTTATTCTAATTATTTCCCTCTTATGTTTTTGCTTACTCCAGCACATTTCAAAACTGCTACCAATCATGTTATCAAAGTTTTCCTCTATTCTTTTGTCCCACACAAACCATGAACTATCTTTTTTGTTGGGAATTAAATCAGAGTAGTAATCCCCACCCCATAAAAACATTTCTTTTACATCAGGAAACATTTTAAATAAGTGTATCGGGTCATATTCCTTATCATCTCCTATAACAGCATCGTAATCTCTGCCAGAACTTACACCTTTTGCTTTAGCAAAGGCGCTGGTAGTTTTTCTAGCCGAATTTTTAGTGTTTAAATTCATCCCATACGGAGGATCAGTAAACACCATGTCAGCCTTCTTCCCATCCATTAACTTCTCAACGTCCTCTATCTTCGTACTATCCCCACACATCAACCGATGCACTCCGATTTCAAACAAATCCCCCCTGACAATATCCGTTTCTATTTCCGCAGGTATTTCAAAATCATCCTCCTGTGTTCCCCCATCCATA